GTCATATATCAATTGTATAACACTATTGTAAAAAAATCAACCATTTAGAAAAAAATAGGCCCTATAATATTTAAGGCCTATTTTAGATGAATTGAGCGAATTAGTTATACACTTGCATCTTCCATACCTGCAACACGCAATTTTACAATATTTGTAATTTGCCATTGTTTTTGATCAAGTGCCTTGATAACAGATAACCACTTGTTGCGGAGTAAAGCAAACTCGTTGATAATTTTTTCAAAGTCAACTACGTCTGCTTCCCCTTCAACATACCGATCACAATCTTTACTACTTAACGCACGTTGATAGTTTTCTAAATATTTACGAAAATGCTGGCTTTTGAGTCTACGTAATTCTATGTTAAGATATTCTAATATTGCCTCGATTTCTTGTAATTGACCAAACCTATGTTCAACAATGCCAGGCATTGATGCGCTGGCACGTTCAACATTCCCGCTTAGTTTACATTCTTTGCGAGCATCTGTAAGCTCGCTTTCAAAATATAATACAGCATCGGGAATATTAGAAATATCTCGACTAATATCAGTATACCATCCCATTAGAAATCCAATTCTCTGTAGTCTTCGTCTTCAGGTTCAGCGTCTTCGTCTTCGTTCAAGTAATAGGCAATGGCTTGATCGAGGATCTCATCAACGCCTGTAGCATTTTGTAATGTTCGATCGCTAACACCAAAATCTGCTAGCATATCGATGTATCGTTCTGCCACAGTTTCCAATTGCTTCTTATCGATGTACTCGACAAAGTTTAGCCATACATCACCGATTTGTGTTTCATTCAACATTCTCTTCTGTCTCCTCTGGAATGGTAGTTGTTGTCAAAGGTTTAATGTGATAATTTGCCATTATCATATCTAATTTATCATCTTTCCATTCTTTTCGGTACAATAAGGTTTCTTCGCCGGTAGTAGGATCAACATATTTTAAACGATTTCCTTGCTGTACAAGCAGACCTTGTTTTTCTAACATATCGACCATACCACTGTAGGGATTCATACCTGTTGCATATGGAATCTTAATTTGTACACTTTCAAAAGGCTTTGCATACCGAGTCTTCATAATCTTACAAGCCGCACGAATACCATTTACTTCGCTGGTCTTGTTACCATCTTCGTCTTCTTTCAATTTCAACTTCTTCATGGCAACAACAATACTAGATGCATAGACAAATCCTTGTCCGCCGCTGATCTTGTCATCGGGATCAAACATATCTTGGCTTGCGTATGTGTGGTTAGTACACACCATTCCGACATTGTAGGATCCAAACATATTAACACAATTACGCACTAGAGCTGTTAGTGCTTTAGGTTTACGACCCATGTCGCCCTTAAGATCTCCCGCTTCAAACTGATTGATATCGGTAGGGGTAAGTAACATACCCAATGAGTCTATGACAAATAAGACCTTAGGACGTTCTGCCATTGTTTTGTATTCTGTCATGAATTCGTGAATGGTTTTTGCCACATCATCGATCATAGCCATGTTTAATTTGAGTAGTTTATCTTCACTAGTATCTACACCTAGATCTTTTAACCACTTTTCATCCAACGCATTTTCTGTATCAACTAGAATAACATAGATACCTTGTTGTTGTGCATTACGCACTAAATTACCAGAGCAGATAAAACTTTTACCTGCGCCCGATTCTCCAGCAAACACAGTAACTTTACCTAGCGGAACACCTTTGTGAAAATCCCCACTAATTAGATAGTTAAGTGTATAGTTACCTGTACTAACCCAATCTGTAGGATCATTGAACCCTACACCAAGACCGTCGATACTTTTTGTCAAGGTCTTTCTAAATTTACTTAAATCAAAGGCTTTTGTAGCCATAAAAATCTCCTATTATTTTAATATTAAATCTGTGCCATACCAAGTGTTACCTATATTGCCTTTTAAGAATGTATTGAAACATAATGCAATACGAGTATCTTTTCTTGGATTTGGATTACTTCCGTGTAATAAATCGCTAGGCCATATAACAATCGATCCTGTGTCTACAGTGACAGGCCAGTTATCACTATTGTATATGTTAGCATGTTTTGTATTGTATGTAAATGGCCAAGTCTTGGTAAAATAATTTTTACTACCGAACGTCATTATACTTTTTGGCGAGCTTCTTAGATATAGACAACCGCTAAAAATACTATTTGGATGTGCATGCATTTGATGCGGTACACTGGGTTCATTACGGGTTAACCATGAATTTGTTATATAAAATTCATTATCAAAACCACAAATTTTTGTTGTATATTCTTGTAAATGGAATTCACATACCCTTCGAATATCTTTGTAAGTTGAATCGTTTAAAATAAATTGATTACTAGTTAATCCTGTACCATCAGTCCAATCAGGAAACTCCGTCCTGTCTAAAAATTTAGCCAACGTATGATCATCTACTCGAAAGTTAGTATCAGGCACATAGTACACTGGTGCTGAGAATAGCGGATAGATAGTAGGTTGCATATTATTCTTAGGCAAGATAACCCGGGCGTACAACTAGGTTGCAGAGGCCCTGGCCGTGTGCTTACTTTTGACGATTGCGAATCATTGCCAAGATGTCTTGGGCACGTGAATCGCCGCCAGAGGATTCTGCTGGTTCAGCTTTTGGTGCCGGAGCAGATTTAGCTACTGGAGCAAGTGCTTCATCTTCGTCGTCTGCTACAGGTGCAGATGCCTTAGGAGTGGCTTTTGGATCGCCGGTGTTCTGGCTCATGCCGGCTGGTTTGAAATATTGACCCCAACGATCCATATCATATGGTTCGCCGTCAACTGATGCTTCAAACATTTCTTTCATAACTTTCAATTCAACTTCGCCTGGCTTCTTAGGCAAGAAGTCTTGCAAATTAAATAAACTATACTGTTTGATAGCCGCTTGTTCGGCATCACTCAATGGACGCTCACGACGTGCCCAAGAACTTGTTGAGTAGTCAGCATAACCTCCCTTGCTACCTTTCTTCATACGATAGTCTAAGCCATGTACAAAGTCAGTTGGCAAATCTTCCAATTCTGGATCAACCAAAGCGGCACGAATGCTGGTAAAGATTTGAGGGCCGATAATAAAACGACGAATTGGATTTTCTGGCTGTTCGTCAGTCTTTTCACCTAGGCCGTCTTCTACAACAAAGCCTTGGAAAATGTATGAACGCTTTTTCCAGTATTTACGACCCATATCTTCTAAGCTAGGATCTTTAAACCATGCACGTACTTCTGCCAAGATTGGGCAAGTGTCGCCATACATTTCTACGCATGGTACTTGTACGGTGATGTTTTTGCTTTCTGATTCACCCTTGATGCCTGAGAACGGCAATTTGATCATTGCTCTCTCAACCCAGAAAAAGGTGTTGTCGGAGTTACCATCTGGTAAAAATCTAAGTGTAGATTCTCCGCCTTCTTTAAGATTCCAGAATGGATAAATTGATTTATCTCCACCTGAACGATTGTTGTCTGAACCTTTCGATTCTGCTGCCTTAAGTTTTGCTCTGATTTCTGCTAAAGATGCCATAATTGTTTCTCCTATTAATAGCCTTTGTTTTGCATTTCTGCGATTTTATTTGCCTATATTTGTTTTAGAACCTACTAAAACAAAAAGTGCATATATGTTATTATACGCACTTTTATTTATGTTTACAAGAGAAATTTTGTTCTAAATATGACTATTTGCTCAATTTGATGATCCTAGCCAATTCTTCATCATCTATATCGTTCTCGTCATCATCTGGCATAATTGTACTAGATTGATGAGCTAATGGTACATCGTCGTCATCGTCGTCATCGTCGTCATCGTCATACTCGTTATTGCCGGTATCGACGTCAGTTGCTTTGGCAGCAGCAATCGGTGCTGCCACTCCAGTTGCTATTCCGCCAATTCCTTGAGCAACTTTGCCGCCGCCTAATGTTTTGGCAAGACCTTTACCTGCAGCGGCCAGCGGCAAATCCACGACCAATCCTGCCAAATCTCCGCCGGTTACATGTGCTCCACCGATTAGTGGTACCCAATCTGGAATCTTAACATTGGCAGCATGTGGATCCATTTGATAAGCCTTGTTGCCTTTTTGATATTTAGATAATTCGTCTTTGTATTTTGTTCCGTGCACGAGGCTGTCCAATCCAGCTGCAGCTTTATCTGCAAAACCAAATGTCATCATATTAGCAGCATCTTGAATCCAAGCATTAGCATGGTCACCTAGATCCAGCTTAACTTTACCTTGTTTTAACAGTTCGAGATTATGCTGTGCCTGTTCAGGACTAAGATACGAGCCTTTGTAAATCTTAGCACTGGGATCTACAACAGTAAGCTCGTATAATGGTTGCGTGACTTCGTTAATTTTCATATTAACCGCGGGCTAATTGAATAATTCTCGCTAGTGCTTGATCTTCTGCATAACTAACACTTTCAGCTGTTGGCGCTTTTAAACCAATACCACCTGCCTTTGGAGTTAATGCATATGGTGAAGGAGCTGCAGCTGGTGTTGTTGCCGGTGCTGCAGCTGGTGTTGTTGCCGGTGTTGCAGCTGGTTTAGCAAATGTTGCATCTGTTCCAAATTCAGAACCTTGTGCTGTAACATTTGCAGGCGCGCCAGCTGGTGTTGCCGCAGGTGTTGCCGCTGGTGTTGCCGCAGGTGTTGCCGCAGGTGCGGGTGGAATAAATCCTGTTGGCTTTTGAAAATCGCCTTTACCAGTTGCCGCATTTTTAATAGTGTTCAATACACCTTTGTTTTGTGGTAAATTAGGATTGCTTCCAGGCATAACTTGTTTGCCGTCTGCGCCAACTACCATTGTGCTACCGTCTGGCCGAGTAATTGTTGTATTACCATCATCATCGCCCACTGCTGTCATACCAGGCGCAGGTGTAGCTGGTGCAGCTGGTGTTGTTGCCGGTGCTGCAGCTGGTGTTGTTGTTCCTGCAGGTGCTGCCGCTGTAGGTGTTGCTGATGTTGGAGCACTTGCTGGATTTGCTGCGCCAGCAGCTTTTGCCGCATCGACTGATGTAGCAGCTGCCGGAGTACCTGCTGGAGCCGCTGCAGGTTTAGTAGTAGCTGGAAAATCTTTTATGGCCTTTTGTGTTGCTGGCCCCATAATACCATCAGCTTTGATTTTTGCACCGCGAGCAATTAAATCCTGTTGTTGTTTCATAACAACTGGGTCTGGTTTAGCTGCAGGTTTTGCTGTTGCCGCAGGTGTCGCAGCCGTTCCGCCTTGCTGATATCCTTTTTGAGCACCTTGTACTGCACCGTTAACAGCACCAGAAATAGCGCCGCCTACTTTACTTGCACCAGACTTAATAT